TAGGTGGTTCGGAGAATCCACTATATTGCATCACATAAAAGAGGATGGCAGCCATATTTCAGCTAGAGCAAATTACCTAGCTCAACAAGCGTGGAGTCATGCCCTCCAGTCTCCAGTACAAGGGGTAGAAAGCAGTCTCGCGGAAATGGCAATTAGAACAATCGAAAAGCTATTGGAGACAGCGCCTATCGAGGAAAAGCTATTCGCTAATAGCGTCGTTAAATTACTCACAGATTCGCCTCAAGGGTAGAGTGTCCCTATCCGTGCGGGTGGAGTAATTTAAAATCACTAATAATCAAGGATTTTGCCGCCTTTGTGAAAATAATACCTGACTTCGAGAAATTTCCAGAAGGAAAGATTCTAATGCAAATACCAACTGAATTCCAAAAGAAATATGCACACTTTAAAAAACTTTTTAAACCTGTTTATCAGGGAGTCAAAGAAGAAAAAGAAAAGGAACTGGAAAGATTTATTGATGCTTGTGATCATCGGTTTCATTTTGTTTATAACATTGAAAAGGAAATAGAATTTAAAACTTCTTGTTTGCATGTAGACCCTGTTCAAAAAACTATGACGGTTATTCAAATTGGCCTTTGCGAACTTTGTGCAACTGATATGGCTAGAGATATAGAAGAAGGGGTCGAACACTTTAGAAAAAGAAACGGTGAAGAAGGTAATCGCAAACGTAAATTTAAATAGAAAGGAATAAGATCATGAGAGGTTTCAAAAATTGTAGGACACTTAGAAAAATAAATTGGTCTTTAAAATGAAACCTAAATACAGATGGAGTTGGGTAAAAAATAAACCTGTTGAATTAATTAGAATTGATTGCAGACCTCCTGCTTATGCTTGGCCTTATCAGAACTTGCATAAAGCTATTCACTTTTTAGGTAATGGAAGTGTTGAAAGTTGGGATTACAAAGTTTTAATGCAGGAAACAAAAGCTTCTATAGGGTATTGCCAATATGAGTAAGAATAAAGCAACAAAGAAAAAGAAGCATCGGTTTACTAAAAAATCATTCAAGAAACATATTAAGAAATTAAAAAGAAAACTATTTGGGAAATCAAAATGAATCCGATTGAAAAAGAAAAATGCATGGTATGCAAAGGTGAAGGTTTTAGAAAAATTCATTTATTTGAAAACGATTATATCTATGCTGTTTGCGGTTGTGGTATTGGAGTTTCAAGAATGGTTGAACTAATAACTTTCAATAAAAAGAAATTAGCTATTACTCCCAGCTGGCAACCAACAACACAGGCTATTAACTTCCTTCCTGAACCTCTTAGGCTTTATATAACCGAATTGGAAACTAAATGTTATCGGCAATATCATATTCAAAAGATTGCACGCTTAGAGCAGCAGGTTAGAGAATTGGAACATAAACTAAAGGTGATGAAAAATGATCAATCAACCTGAAAGCACAGAGAATTGTGAATTTTGTAAATTTAATAAAAATGATCGGTTCCCATGTGAAAAAGGATTTTATGGGCTTTATGTTCTAGGAATAAAAGAAGGGAAGTTTACATGCCCACAATTTTCTATTCTCGAAAGCATCACTTCTATTACGGTTATTGATTTAAAGAATGTTGAAATAACTGAAGCTGACTATGATCGTGAAATCGAGTTAGCAAAAGAAAGAGGAGCTACCGATACGGTTAATCACTGGAAATCAGAAAAGTTTGGTTTAGCTTGTGAAGGAATCCCATTTACAGATTCTCTAGAAGGGTAATTTTACTAATGACAATAAAAACACAATTGGAAATAAAGTTTCAAAAGATGAAAAGTAAGAAAGTTAGTAAAAGAAGAAAGAGTGAAAAAAAACGCGGTAAAAAACGAAACAGAAGATAATTAAAAGGTTAAAGAAAATGAAACCAATAAATTTTGTACAGGTTAATAAGATTCTTGCAGAAGATCAGGATGAATATCAAAATCTTCCTGTTTATATGTCACCACAAGAAACAATTTCATGTTGGCAATTAACTTGGAAAGAAGTTTTTAAAATCATTTGCACTAGAAAATTGTGGTTAAGGCAAAAGAATTTTTATTCACCATTACAACCACAACTTCCAACTGTAGATACACCATTTATAAGAGCGGATGAAGAAGAGGCTAAATAAAATGTTTAATAAATTAATAGAAAATTTAATGTGGTGTATTTTTTCAATAGCTTTAGCTATTGGTTGTGTATCAATTGGGACAATAATACTAGAGCATCAAAGTTCAACAGCTTTTGAATTTGCTTTATTGTTTTTCGCTTTAGCTGCTGTTTGTGGGTATTTTATGATTATTGTCATAAAAGATACTTTTGAACTGTTTAAACGAGATAAGGAAATTCCCCCTATTCAAGCTATTATTGAAGAGTGCTATATAAAAGGAGCAACTTTTGAAGACACTTCAAATATGTGCAGGGTTATGGGCCATGAAATTACAGATAAATATGTTTTTGATATGCTCAAACAAATTGAAAAAGGAAATTATCTTGGAGATTTAGAAGGGCCTCCTAATCACGATTTTAAACCTTTTTCTAATTATAGTAATATTTGCAGAATTTGTAGTTTAGATGTTACTCATTCATGCCATGTTGGAGAGGATAAATAAAGTGGAAATTCACCCAATTGAAATATTATCAATAATTCTTACTATTATTGTTTACGCTCTAGTAATAATAGAATTAAGAAAATACAGAAAACTTAAAAAAGAAGTAGAGGTTTTAAAACTAAAAAGAATCCTAGATATTCCTGAACTGGAAACTATAAGAGTTTATTTAGAAAGGCTTCTATCTATTGATAAAAGAACTTATTCATCTAGGGCGATGCATTTAGTTAGGCTTAAAAATCATCTTTATTTGTTGGGATTAGAGATAAAAGCTAGAAAAATAGAATAAACGTTTTAAACCGATCAGGTTAGAAACATCACTATTGGTATCGTTTGGAATGCAAAGCATTTGAAAAACATTACATAACCATTACTCTGTAGGCCACGTATTCTCTACGTTCCAATTGGTTTAGAGTGTTTTGTAATGCGATCCTCGCACCCCCATTCACACACTAGCCCAAAAACCATTTCATATAGTTATTTAAAGATAGATTTTTGCTTAGAACACACTAACCACGGGGCCTGTAGTCAAATGCTTTTGTAATGCTTTTGTAATGCTTTCTGTCTCATTAAAAATACCCTGTTTCCCTATATACATTCCGCTCAGTATATGGAAAATTTGCATTTAGCAAAGAGGTTAACAACAGGCATTTATAGTAATGATTACTTGTACCGATCAATTCCCTACAGAGTTAGCAAACCAAATTGGGGTTGCTTGTAAACTCTTAAAAAAAGAAAAAGTGGGAATGAATCATGAAAAGGCGCAAGCCCTAAAACAGAGAATGATTTATTTTCAACAAACTTCTATTACTGCAAATTTTGAAGATTGCGTTTCTGTTTACTACGGAATAGATTTAGATAAGCATCAATTATCATGTTTAAAGTTTATTCATAGAAATACAAAAACTTGGATGCTTGGAAGTTTAATTGGAATTTGCATGAAACGTGCAAGTGATTCGAGAACAGAAAATAAAGACTATGCACAAAGTGTGCAGGTTTTAATAGAACAACTAAATGTTGTGAAAGATGGAAGTGATAAAGTTGGAAAGAAGTTACAGGGCATTTTAGTAAAATCAACATTAACTGATAAAGCCAAAGAAAAGGCTAAAAGGAAAAGAAATGAGTAAAAATGATACGGATCCAGTTCTTATTTCTGTTAAAAACCAGAAACAAAAGAAAAATAATACAAAGCTTTCAGATATTGTCGCTATACTCGAAAAGAATGGAGTATACGGTTCCAATGAAGGAAGGCGAGTAAAACTAGCAAAAGAAATTATTGCTATCTAATAACTTTGTTTACATCAGGCATAAACAAATGAATAAATTAATTAGTGATGGAACAGAAGAAGGAACAGCTTTATTTTGTGATGGTAATAAAATTTCAGGAATCACAAAATTAGAAGTTGGTGAAATAACCGTTAGTCATTTTCCAATAACAGTAGTTGCAACAATAATGTTAGATAAAATTGATGCAGTTGTTAATGTGGAAAAAGTTGATAAAACTGTATTTTGTAAATGTATAAAAGGGTTTGGAAATACAAAAACTGGAACCTGCACTTTATGCAAAAAGATTGTCAAATGACACTTCATGCACAAAAGAAAGGAAAGAGAGGGGAAGTTGAATTTTGTGAATGGTTACTAAAACATTTAGAAATTGAAACTGAAAGAAATTATAATCAAGCAGATGGATCGAGTGCAGACATTATAATTGACGATTTTATCATTGAAGTAAAAAGGCAAGAAACTTTGCATTTAGCAGATTGGTGGTATCAAGTGAATATTGCCAAACAAAACCATAAACAAAAAGGTTTAATTCCAATTGTTGCTTTTCGACAAAATCATAAACCTTGGAGTTTTCTTTTACCTGCTAAACTTATTGTTAGAAAGCATAAAGGTTTTATAAGACTAGAAGAAAACGTGTTTATCCCTTTTACAACAAACTTAATAGGCTAATTATTATGAAAAGTTATACAGCATTTAGAATATCTCTTTTGTTTTTCGCTTTTTATGCAATCTTTAATTTCGCAAGTAAAGTAAATGCAATCGAATCAGAAGCCCCTCCATTTATAGAGTCTAAAGCAGCATTAACTTGGAGCTTTGCAGAATTCACCCACAACGATTTAACTTTTAATGCAATTGATATTGTTGCAACCGCCATAAGTGAAACATACATAACCTATTCCGGTTCACTAATTAATTCAGAATCGAAAATAGGAAACCCAATTGCAGGAACTTGTTTTACTTCAAATGATGGGTTCTTTTGTGATGGTCGAATGATTGGCCTAGAGTTTCTTTTTGTAATTGATGCATTCGATGATGGAGTTTTTCAAGTGCAATATTATGATGGAACCATTTCTAGTACGAATGGAAGAATTCTAACTTTAACTAAAAAGGGTTTTATCTAATGAGGAATTCAAATAATCCTTTCTGCTTAACTTATTGTGATTGTAAAGTTGGCGAATGCCTAAGTAAAAACCCTGCTAGATGTGTTCATGCATTAAATACAACTACTGCTAATGAAATAGAACGTTTGCAGAAAATTGAAGAACAGGTAAAACTTTTATTTAGTTGTGCTGACCCTGTAGATGGTGGAACACAAGAAGACGCTTATACAATCTTCTGCAATCTAATGGTTCTTTCACCGGAACTAGAAAAATATAGAAACAAACTAGAAGCAGAACATTCAGGTAATCAATCATGAATAAATTATCTGAAGGTTTTGGGCCAACTAAAGAAGATATAGAAGATTCTTTATATCCTATGGAAAAAGGAACTGTTGAAGGTTTGCGAATTCATAAAAGTGTTGAACCTATTCAACAGGAGAGAAAAAATCTATCTGAATTTCCTGTTCAACCTTTATTAACAAAAGAAGAAATGGAAAACTTCAGAGTTTCTTTGCATGTTCTTTACCATCAGGATTCTTGCATGGATATTGTTCACACTCTTAATAAAAGAGGGCCAATGCAATTAAGGCCAATTGCTAAAGCTATAAAGATAAATATGCATCGAATTATGGCTAACTTTCACATTGGGGAATTCAATCATAATTACCCAATTAGAGGAGTATTCACAAAGTGAGTGATTCTAATGAAAGAATTCAAAAACGTTTAAATGCTATGAAAATAGAAATGGCTAATATTGCTGCTGGGAGAATAGTTCGATCTGTTTTTAACGTTCCTATTTTTGGTGCTACTGAATCTTTCTTTGATTTGGATCGAGAACCTAACTATATAGAAGCTGAATTAACAGGTGGGGAGAAAAGAAAAGTTCCTAACTTTTATTGGGCTTATGATGAAATTCATTCAATTGATCCTGTAGCTTGGGGAAAGTTAAAAGCTAAGTTGAGGTTTAACGATGGATGATAAAGTTGTAAAACTTCACAAAGTTTCCACTAATTCAAAATTAATTACTCCAAGAGAGTTGTTAACAGAAATTTTAGATAATGAACAACTGCATGAAGAAACTAATGGATTGTTAGTAATCCAATTTGTTAATGATGGTTCTGCATTTGGGATAAAAGAAATTCATGCTTCAAATTTGGATCATGTTGAAAGTGTCGCTCTTGCAGAATTGTTAAAAATTAAATCCTTAAAATGTTTATCAGGGGAATAAAATGCACTTCAAAAAGAATAAACTATCTGTAGCAATCGCGTTAGCTTTGCTAACTCTACAAAGTTGTGCAAATGATACTGCTGCTTTATTAGAAGCAGTTTCATTAACTGAATGTGAAATTGGGGAAATTACCCTGAATGGTGAAATCGCAACAGGGGCCACATTGAATCCTTTCGCAACTGCAAGGCTTTATGTAAATTTAAAAGAAGTTCACACAAAAGAAACCCTTCCTAAAAAATGTGATCAATCAGGAGAAACACAAGATGAATAAAGTCACTATGCTTTGTGTAAAAGCAGGCAGAAGAGTTAAAGGTAAAGGAAAAAACAAATCTGTTGATTCAGATTTTAATGTTGAATTTAACTTTCCTTTAACTGGGTCCAAACATAACAAAAAATTCTTCAGGGAAAACCCTAGAGGAAAATTTGTGCTTCAAGGTTTATCTAAAGAAGCTGCTGAAGATTATCAAGTTGGCAAGCTTTATGAATTCTCTATTACTTCTTCTAAAGGCGAGAAATAGAAACAGAATTTCCCTGCTTCCCTGTTCCAACTTTTAATTAGCCTTTAAGTTGTAGCATTAGCGTTAGACTCCTAAAACGAAACGCTTTGGGGAGTAGGGAAACCTAATTGATTATGAATAACTATAATTTTGCAGAAATAGAAGAATTCGATCCACTTCCTTCGATCAGTGAAGCGTTGTGCGAATTCGATCACTCTTTAGATTCTGCAAATGATTCTCCTTTTGGTGAAGAAAGATTACTTCCTGAAAATGGAATGCATGAAATAGATTTAACAATTCCACAAATGGAATTTTATAATCTTCAATGCAAATATCCTTTGTTTGTTGCAGGGTTTGGTTCAGGCAAATCTTCAACAATGGCTTTATGTGCAGTTTCAGATTTAATAAATTTTGCAGGTGCAGATGTTGCAGTTTATGCACCTACATTCGATCTATTAAAACTAATCATAATTCCAATGCTTGCAGAAATATTATCTGATGGTGATTATCCTTTTAGCTACCACGGATCAGATCACATTTTTAAAGTTGCAGGTTATGGAAGAATAATTTGTAGAAGTTTAGATAATCCAACTCGAATTGTTGGCTATGAAACATTCAGGGCACATGCAGATGAATTAGATATTTTAACCGATGAAAAAGCAGAAGAAGCTTGGAATAAAATCATTGCCCGTAATCGTCAAAAGGTTTATATCCGCAATGAAGATGGGAGAAAAATTCCTGTAACAAATAAAAAAGGAAATCCTAAAAGAGATAAGAATGGAAACATAAAATATAAGATGCATCTTAATAGGGTTTCAGCTTATACAACTCCTGAAGGATGGAAATTTGCCTATAAAAGATGGGTTAAATTAAAAGAAGATGGTGATGATTATGAAAAAGTTCATGCATCAACTTATTCAAATAAACATAACCTTCCAAGAGATTATATAAAGTCGTTAAAATCTTCTTATCCACCTGAATTATCAGATGCTTATGTTTTAGGTTTATTCACTAACTTAACTTCAGGAAGAGTTTACAGAAATTTTGATAGAGTAAGAAACGCATCCCAAGAAACAGTTAATGGTAATGAAGAATTGTTTGTTGGAATGGATTTTAATATTGAACATGGTGCCGCAGCTATTCATGTTAAAAGAAAGAATGAAGAAACAGGTAAAGAAGAATTACATGCTGTTGATGAAATTTTTGATAGCTACGATACAGATGACACAATAAGAATTTTAAATGAAAGGTATCCTAGTAATCAGATAACAGTTTTTCCAGATGCTTCAGGAAGAAAAAGAACTTCAGGAGCATCAACAGGAGTTAATTCAAAAGGTGAAGCAACAGCCACGGATTTATTTAAATTAAATGAATCAGGATTTTATGTAGAAGTTAATTTTACAAACCCATTAATTAAAGATCGAGTTGGGGCATTAGGTGGAAGAATTTGTAATGGAGAGCTAGAAAGATTTTATTTTATTAATATAGAAAAATGCCCTAACTTAACAGAAACATTTGAACAACAAGTTTGGTTAAATGGTGTTCCAGATAAATCAAAAGGTTTAGATCATTTAGGGGATGCTGCTGGATATTGTGTAGTTAAACTTTATCCACTTGCACATTCTTTATGTGGTTTCATTAACTCTAATAAAGTGAGTAATTAAAATGGCTAATCAAGTAACACAAGGTTCATCTTTAACAGAGCATCAGCTTTATGAAAGAAAAAAGTTTTCTAGAAGAGGAGTTAGGGATGCAATTGATGGAACTGATTCAGTAAAAAGGGCGCAAGAAGTTTATCTTCCTATTCCTGCTGGAATGTTAATTGATTCAACTGCAACTAATGAATCAGATAAACCAACAAATTTTACAATGCAAGTTGGGGGCAAGGGTGGCAATTCTGCATTCGATTCAACTTCTGTACCTTATTATCATCCCAATGCAGCTTACAGAGCATATTTGCAAAGAGCTAGATTCCCTGAAATTGCAATTCATACTTTACGAGGTTTGGTGGGAACTGCAATTCGTAAACCTATGACAATAAAACTTCCTTCAAGAATTAAATACATGGAAGAGAAAGCAACAAATGAAGGTTTATCTATTTCAGAATTATTTGCACATTCGATTAGTGAAGTTTTGCAATCAGGAAATATTTCTTATGTTGTAGATATTAATCCTGTAACTAATCTTCCTTATATATCCGTTTATTCCGGTGAATCTGCAATTAATTGGTTGCAAGATCAAAACAGGGAAACACAAAGATCAGTTTTTAAATCTATGGAAGCTGAACAGGGTGAATCTGAATTTGATATTAAAACTGTTTCTGCTTGCTATGTTTATTCTTGGGAACTCGATCCTGATGCTACAGGTAAAGGTTCAAAAACAGATAAACACATTACACAAAGAAAATTTATTGATGATGAACTAAAAGAGCGGGTTATTCCAAATTTACAGGGAAAAGAGTTTGAAAAAATTCCTGTTGTTTATGTTGGAGCAATTGAAAATATTCCTGATCCACAAACAGCACCTTTATCAGGTATTGCTGAAATTGCTTATTCTATTTATAGAAAAGATGCAGATATTTCCCAAGCTGAATACATGACTTGTAATCCAATTTTTGTAATTACAGGCAGTGACGCTAAAAGTGGAATTCCTGTTGCACATGGTTCAACTGTTGCTCTAATACTTCCCCATCCTGATGCAAAAGCTTTTTACCCTAATACAGATACATCTGCTTTAGATCACATGGACAACAAACTTGAATCTTTATTTGCTGAAGCAGTTATTTATGGCGCATCAATAGTCGGTGCAGATAAAAAGGGTGTTGAAAAAGTGGAGACTGCAAAGCTTAGGCAGAATTCACAAGGTGCAACTTTAATAACTATTGTTACAAATGTTTTATCAGGTATAACTGATGCTCTAGAAATTTGTGCAGAAATAAAAGGTGCTTCACCTGATCAAATAGAAGTAACTTCACCAACTGATTTTTCAGAAAGAACTTTATCCCCTCAAATGCTGCAAGCTCTTAATCAAATTGCTATGGCTGGAAATATGAGCGGTGAACAACTGTTTAACAATTTGCAGGAAGCAGGTTTTTATTCTGATGAAACTACATGGGCGATTGAGAAAACAAAGATTGAAGCAGAAGGGCCAACAGGACAAGAATTAGCTGTTGATCTAGAACCGGACAAGAAAGAAAAGAAACCTAAGAAAGAAAAGAAAGAAAAGAAAGAAGTGAAGCCTTTCAAGCATAACGCGGATCAATAAATGCCTTGTTTTATTTATGCTAAAGACCAAAAAGCTTTTTATGAAAGAAGGAAAGCTTTTTATCAAAAGTATAAAGCTAAAGGATTAACTTCAAGAAAAATAGATTCTTTGTGGTATAGAAAAAATGGCTATTAAAAAGAACGTTACTGATTTTTACATCAGAAGAACACAAACGTTATTAAGAGCAGCAGAAGGTGAAGCTCTTGAAATGTCTAAAGTGTTTGATGAAGTAAATGTAAGAATCATTAATTACATAAAGACTCTGAAAATTAACCCTAACACCAAAACAGGAAGGGCAACTGTTAGGGCTAGAGTTAGAAGAGAATTGAAAAAATTCTATGGTGAAGAATTCCCTGCTGAATTAAAAGAAATGTCTGCTTTACTGGTAGAAAAAGAAATTACTTGGAATCAAAAACTTCTAACTGATATTGATGAAGCAAAAAGAATTTCTATCCCTAAGAAAACTAAAGTTGTAAAAAGAGCAGCTAATAAAACTTATCAAGGTGCAAAGTTTTCAACACACATTAAAAAAGAATTCGCTACACATGCAAAGAAAGCAGAAAAGATTTTAAGAACTGGTTTTGTTCAGAGTGAAAGCATAGCAACAATTGAAAAGAATTTAATGCAAGCAACTGGAAAAACTAGAGCTAATGTAAAAACAATTACACGATCTTATTTTATGCATAATGCACAAGAAGCAAAATCAGAAGTATTTCAATTGAATCCTGATGTTGTTAATGGTGTAATTTGGATGTCAACTCTTGATAACAGAACCACACCTTTGTTATGTGGTATCAGGGATGGGAAAGAATACGATTTAGAGCGGAACCCGATAGGGCATGAAATACCTTGGGATGCTGGCCCTGCTCGTCTTCACTGGAATTGCAGGAGTGATTCTGTACCTTCCATTGTAGGAGTCTCTGATACAGGCAGGAGGGCTTCTGTAGACGCTGGAGAGAACTATAAGAGGGGAGACAACACAACCAGAACAGGGAAGGTTAGAAAGCCCTTAAAAGCCGATAGAGATAAAGGTTTATTTTCGATTAAGCAGCACACAACGGGCACAAAATATGAAGGTTGGTTAAAAGAGCAATCAAGAACAAATATTAATTATGTTTCAGATGTTTTAGGAAACAAAACGAATGCAAAACTTTTCAGGGATGGAAAAGTTTCTTTGCAGCAACTAGCAATGGAAAATCCTGTTGCTAGACCTTTAACCGTTAGATCAATTTAATTTAAATCAGGTGGAAAAATATTATGTTTGATAAATATGGGAATTTTATTTTAACAGCCCCAAGAACAAGTTCTTTTAATCGTGAATCAAAACTTGAAAGAATGTTTTCAATGGGGATGATTCAATGTGAAGGTGAAGATGCTGATGAAGGTTTATCTTTTGCAACAAAAGAAGCTTTTGAAGAAGCTGTTTCAAAAGCTTCTGCACCTTTAGTTGAATCTGCTGTTGAAAAAGCAACTAAAGGCTTATCTGGTAAGAATAAAGAATTGCTTGGAATTATTGCAGGGAATAAAGAAACTCTTTCAAAAATTGATGGTGTCGATATTGACGGTTTAATAAAGTTTGCTGCTGAAGTAGATCAGAATGAAATTCTAAAACTTGCAAAAGAAGGTAAGCATGAAGAAGCAATTGCAAAAGCTTTAGAAATTTCTAATGTTGAACATTCAACAGAATTAAAATCTATTCAGGATGAACTAACAAAATCCAGTGAAAGTAATTCTTCATTAACAACACACCTTTCTGAGCTTCTAATTGATAATGCAGTTTCATCAGCTTTTGCAAAAGCTCTAGGGCATGTTGAAGCATCTTCTGATGCTGTTCTATTTGCACAAACTGTTTTTACTGTTGAAGATGGAAAAGTTGTTGCAAGAGATTCAGAAGGTGAACTTTTAGCAGGTGAAAAAGGTGTTCTAACTATTGCTGAATGGGTAGAACAAAGAAAAGAAGATAAACCACACTGGTTTCCTACTTCTAGTGGTGGAATTTTTAAAGGTGGAGCCGATCAGTCTAATTTAGAAGGTGGTGATGCAGCATTAGTTGCTGCTGCTGAAAAAGGCCCTAATGCATTACGAAAGCACAAAGCAGCAGTTAAAAAAGCTGCTTCAGGTGGGTAACTTTAACTGAAAATAAAGGGGTGTTTAAACGCACCCCTTTATTTAGGAATTTAAAATGTCTGCAATAGCAATAACAGTAAGTATCGGACCGAATTCAGAAGGTTCCATTTCAATAGGAAAAATTAATTCTGTTGGGGAGTTTGGTCAACTTGCACAAGTTGGAAAAAATATTGCAGTTATTAATATTTCTGATTTTCCTTTTACCCTTCAGGAAGCAAAAGAAGTTTTAACTGTTGGGGAATGGGAAGGAATTGAAACTTTAATTCACAAAAGGAAATGGAGATTCAAAAATGAAATATCAACAGCAGGAGATATTCAAGAATTAGTTGAACAAGGTGGAATTACAGTAACTTGGAATTATGCAAAAAATTATTTAGGAAGAACAATAAATGGAACATTAATTACTGATGGTGATTTTATATAATGGCAACTGTTAACTTTTATGTAGATACAGATACAGGAACCTCAGGGGGTGTTGGAACTATCGGTGATCCTTTTGATGATTTACCTACAGCAGAAGCGTATTTAGACAGCACAACAGATTTTGTTGATGGTGTTGATCACATAATTATAAATTGTTCAGGAGCAACAGATTCGACAGTTGCAGGCCATCTTTATTTCAATGGTTGGACTAGAATACCTTTAAGCGTGACATTTATTGGTGATGCTGATGGTGTTTGGAATGATTCATGTTTTACTCATAGAGCAACAACTGCCTATTCAATAGGCTTCTGGTTTAATTTAGCTTGTGATTCATCTATTGAAAATCTGCAATTAGAAGTTGGAACAACTAATTGTAATGCTTTGCGTTGGGATAATGAAAACGTAAATGTTTCAAAAAACAACATTCTTAGAGGAAACAATCATTCAGGAGGAACAGGAATTTATTGTAATCAAACAGCTTCAACAGTTTGGATTCTTAATACTGTAATTTACGATTTTGCTTCTTATGGAATTAATCTTAGGATGGGGGGTTTCATGGGTTCAGGAGAAATTGCAGTTTATAACAATACTGTTGTGGATTGTGGAACAGGAATTTATGATGCAAATTCTTTAGGTGGTGGAGTAAATTACGTTGTTAGAAATAATCTTGTTCAAGGTTGCACCACCGACTACGGAATGCAAGATGCTAGAGATACTGAAACAAATAATATAGATGAAGATGGAACAGGACAAATAACAAAAGCAATAACTTTTGATGATGAATCTGGAAATGATTTCCAAACTTCAGATGTTTCTGCTGTAGAAGCAGGTGTTGATTTAAGTTCACAATTTGCTGCTGTTACTGTTGATGCAATGGGAGTTGCTAGAGGAACTGATTGGGATATTGGAGCTTTCCAGCATGTTGCATCTGGAATTTCTTATACTTTAGGAGCAACAATTTCTACAACTGGAAGTGTTGCAGGGGATTTAGCTGCTTCAATGGCTTTGCAATCTGATCTAAACACAATTACTAGCCTAACTGCTGATCTACTGTTAGGAATTAATTATTCTTTAGCTTCAGCAATAAATTCTTCTTCAACAATTTTAGCAAATATAAATTCTGAACATTCAGGTGAAACTAATATTTCTTCAACATCTTCTTTAGTTGCTAAATTAGATTCATTACAAAAATTAGTTTCAACAATAGAAAGCGTTTCTTCTATTGATCCTAATTTAAAATTAGGGGTTTCAGTTTCAGGAACTTTAACAAGTGCTTCAACTGTTAGTGCAGAACTAGAAGTTTTAATCGGCTTAGAAACAGGAGTAGTTTCAAGCACGATAATCACCGCAGATTTGCAATTAGGAAATATGCTTTCCTTAATTGTTTCAATCTCGACTTCTTCAACAATTAGCGCAAATGCAACAATGATTGAATCATTATCAGGAATAGTAAATTCAGTTTCTTCAATAATTCCTGAAACAGAAATACTAAAAACTGTTCAAACTTCTATTCCCTCAGCAACCACGGTTAATTCTACTTTAGATGTTTTAGCACAATTAGAATCTGGAATTTCTTCAACAACTTCAGTTGATGGAACTTCAGTTTTTACTTGGGGAATGAGTTCAACAATTTCTTCAGTAACTTCAATCACTGGAGAACTTAGAAAGAAATATGATTTACAAACAAACATTGGAACAGTATCAACTGTTTCCGGTGAAGCAGAATTGAAGATGGAAGTGGAAACAAGTATTGAATCTAATTCAGATGTTAATGCTGAAGCTCAACTTCTATTATCAATATCAGGTAGCCTTTCAACAATTACAGAAATTATTTCTGATTTACAAATATTTGATGCTTCTCTTTTTGAAGTTCTAGATATTACGTCAATTAGAATAGATTCTCATTTTGGGGGAAGTTCATTAATAGATGGAACATTTGATGCAACAGAAGTAAAAAGTGATCCAGTTTTAGAAAATTCAAGTTTTAAAATCAACTAGGGGAATTTGTTATGTCATTAGGAAATACATTTTTATTCGATCTTTTCACCCATGCTTGGGGAGGAACTGCATTTCCAGCAATGTCTAACGTATTTGTTGGCCTTTCTGAAGATGATCCACTAGAAACAGGTGCAAGTAACAATGAACCTTCAGCAGGTGATTATTCTGCACAAACTGTTGCTGTTGGCGCATGGGCTTTAACTAATGCTGATCCAATGAACATTGATAATACAGGTGTAATTACTTTTCCTGTATCAACTGCTTCATGGTCATCGAATGCATTGGCGTATTGCACATTGTGGAAGCATTTAACAACTAGAACAGAAGCTAATTATATCGGTTCTGGAGCGTTAACACTTTCACGTTTAGTAAACCAATCAGGAATTACGGTTTCTTTTGCAATTGGCGAACTAAATATAGATGTGGATTAAAAATCATGGAATTAAATTTATATGCTGGAAAAAATTCACTAGATATTGAACTAATTGGTTTAGTAACTAGAAATACAGGAGTATCAATAAATGATGCAACTGTTTCTTGCACATTAAAAGATTCTAGTGATACTGATGTTGGTGGAGTCACTTGGCCTTTAACAATGGCCTTTACTGGAACAGATGGTAATTATTCTGCAATAATTCCAGAAGGTTCAGAAATAGTTTCAGGAACCGTTTATAAAGTTTTTGTTAATGTAACAAAAGGAATAAATAAAGGGGAATGGAAACTAGAAACTACTGCAAAAGATCGCCCTTTTTTCTGAAAAGGGTAGTCTTTTGCACTTGCTTTTAACTTATTTTTTTGATACAATTCAGCAACTTAGAGAAGCGTTTAAACATCTTTAAACGTTGGAAAATAGTAAAGCTAATTTCCTGAAGAGTTTTTTAAAATAAACTACAAAGTTTTTTATTTTTTAAAACTTTTCTAACTAATACTCCAATTCTAATTGGGGGCTATGGGAAGCAAAGCCAAACATAGTAAAAATTTATTCAGTTTATTTTATAACTGGATTCCTTTTTACTTTGTAACTGGAATCCAAAATTTGAGGATTTTAGTTATGACAAATGCATGGGAAAATGTTTCTTGGATCGCAGCCGAAGCTCTTAATCATCTTGAAGACGCTTTGATTATTACTCAACTTGCAGGCAAAGACTGCACTTCTGAATTTAATTCTCGCCCTAACGGTTATGCTGTCGGTTCACAAATCGACATTAGAACCAATCCTGTTTATTCAGCCGAAGACTTTACTTCTTCAATTGTTGTGCAAGATATTTTGCATGCCAAGCGAAATATGCAAATCGAAAAACACTTCGATGTTTCCGCACAATTAACAGCAAAAGAAAAACGACTAAATTTTGAAGGTTTTTCTGAAACTGTAATTAAACCTGCTGCTTATGCACTCGCAAACAAAGCCGACATTTATGTTGGTACAAAAATCCTTGAAGGTGCAGGTCTTTATACTTCTGCTGCAACCTTTACGGATGCAAATGATATGGCGCAAGCTAAAAAAGCTGCAACTTATCAGCAACTAAACCCAACTGGCCGTTTCTGCTTAATGAATGATACTTTGGAAGCGAATTTAATCGGGGCAACTTGGTTTAATACACATCAAAATCGTGGTTCAACAGGCGAACGTGTTTTGAATGAAGGCGAATTGGGCCGAACTATGGGAATGGAATTTTTTGCTTCCCTTAATTTCCCTGAAGGTTCTCATACAACAGGAAGTGGTGTTGGTGTTACTGATAATGGAAGTTCAACATTAAATGCTGTTGGAACTTCTGCATTGATAACCGATTCAACAACTGGAACTTTTAATGTTGGTGATCGAATTAATATTGCAGGTGTTAGGCGACCGCTAATAGTTGCAACCGCAACTTCTGCAACTGCAACATCAATTCCGCTTGTTGATCCGATTATGGAAATAATTCCTGATGGCGCTGCCATTACTACGATTTCTTCTGGAGCGGATTACACTGTAAATGCAGCAATATTTGATGATGCATCAATTGCAGTTGCTTCCCCTATGCTTGATCCTGCAAGTGATAAACCAACTCATACTGTAACTAATAACGGTTATTCAATCCGTGTTGTGATTGGTTATGATATGACTACAAAGAAAGAAACAATTTCTTTGGATATGCTATTAGGTGCAACTGCTTATGATCCACGCAGAATAACACTAATTGGCGATGTAGACTAATCTCCAAAGATGCGCCATTAGTTCAAGCTTCTTCTTAAAAAAGGAAGCTTGAACTTTTTTTAATGTAGTAAAAATGTAGTTCCTTTTAATTTTAATTCAGGAGAATCAAAATGCCAAAAATTTATAATAGAACAACAGGTAAAAAAGTAGTTGCAGACAAATTCCAAGTTCAGCAAATGCTTAATTCTGGAGCTTACCAGAAAAAAGAACCTTCAAAAGATGATTTAAAAGCAAATAAAGAAGCTGATGAAAAATCTGGAGCAGATGCGAAAGAAGCAAAAGCTAAAAAGAAATCTGAAAAGGCGGCAAAAAATAAAAGCCAAACAGAAGGCGAAAAACCTGCTGCAAAGAAAGGTTCAGTAAAGAAGAAAGCTAAGACTGAAGAAGAAAAGTAAAAACGTTTAAACGCTTTTAAAGTTGAAGGTGGTTCAGCAATTTAAACTAGAGGATTTTATAACATGGCTTTCATTGCTGGATTACCAACCCCTTTTGCAACATTAGCAGAAGCAGAAGCACATTTTTTATTGGAACCTTCAACAGCATGGGCTGCTGCCACGGATCAAGTAAAAGAGATTGCATTGCAAAATGCGCGTTTATATATAGAAGAAATTTATACATGCAGTTTTGATTTAGATGATCCTAGTGCATACGTTAAATTAGGAAACATTTATTTAGCAGCAGAACATTTAGTTGCAAATGTTCATTCAACTGCAACTGCTGCACAACCACAAAAAGGTTTAACAAAAAATCTAGTTGATGCAGATGGTGTTAAATCAGAAAAGAATTATGATGCAAGCCGAAGTAATAATTTTGTCGATCCTTTCCCACAAATAACTTCAATCCTAGTTTTCGATGGGCTTTGCAGTTTAGGGAAAGGTGGAATTCAAACAGTTCCATTAATTAGAAGATAATCATGGGCCTTAGATCAGATATTCAAACAGCATTAACTGAAGCGATGAATGAAGATTTATCTGATGTTGTTGTTGATTTTAATTTTGTAGTTGCTACGGGCCAAACTAATTATGATTCTGATCAAGATAAATATAACAATAACTCGGTAAATAAAGCATCAAAAGGTATTTTTTCACCTGTTAAACAAAAGTTAGTTGATGGAAATGGTGGAACTTATAAACAAAATGATCAGATTGCTATTGTTAATGGAATAGATGTTCCTGTAGGGGTTGTTCCTGAAATAGATATGGAAGTAATAACTTCAGATGGTAAAAGATTTATTATTGTTGATCCTTCTCCAAAAATGGGAGGGGGTTCAACTCCAATTATTTATAAAATGTTGGTAAGAAGAAATGGCTAGGGAATTTGATGAATCTTTTATTGCTGATGTTTTCGATTTTTTGGAAACAAAAACTGTAAACCGATTAACAACAGTTGCAATTCAAGCACACAAGAATTTAACAATTAGAACCCCTAGAGATACAGGTCAAGCTGGAGCAGGATGGAATTTTACTTTAAATGTTCCTGATAGTTCTTCACCTGAAGCAACAGGAATTCCAAACAGTATTGCAGTTCAAAGTTCTGAACCTGATAAAGTTGCAAGTAGTTTTGCAGATGAATATTTTTTAGTTAATGCTGTTGAACACATTGTTTATTTGAATGAAGGAACTTCAGAAAAAGCAGGTGAAAACTTCATTGAAGAAGAAGTTAATTATGCAGTTGAAGCAGTAGGGAAAGGATAATGGCATTCGATGCATTAAGAAAATCAATCTCTGATCGGTTAACCGAAAATTGGGGTTTAACGCGAATTCAAAAAGAACGTTTTCTTCATGGGGATAATTTTAAACCATTAGATTCAGATGAAGGGGACTGGTTAAGAATTTATTTTACTGTTCTTAATTCTGGAAATGCAGAAGTTGGTACAGGATTTCAAAAAAGCAATGGCTTCATTACTGTTCAATGCTTTACATCACTTAATTCAGGCGAAAAAAGTGTTAATGAAATGGTGGATGAAATATCTAGAATATTTCAGAATCAAGATTTTGATGGGGTTGAATGTAAAGCATGCAGACCTATCAGAGTAGGTAGAAAAGCGAAAACTTTTCAAATTAATGCGCGAATAGAATTTTCCTATAGCGTTTTTTCCTGATAAAAGAGGTTACACATTATGAGTATTGGAACAGCTAACAGAACATCACTTTCTTTTATTAAGGAAGTTACAGCAGGCACAACACCTGCTGCCCCTGCTTTACAACTTTTACGTTTTACAAGTGAAACGCTAAACAGTTCAAACACAACTTCACAATCAGAAGAAATTGATGATGATCGTGGAGTTGCTGATTTAATTATTACTGATCAAAGTAATGCAGGTGATATTACTTGTGAAATGTCTGGAACTTCTTTTGATTCTTTTCTTGAATCAGTTTTAGCTTCTGATGCTACATGGTCTGCTGAAGCTATGGCAGAAACAACTATTTCAGCAGATGCAACTGGATTTCTTGATTCAGGAAATGGTTTTGTAACAGAAGGTTTTGAAGTTGGGCAATTTATAGAAGTTTCAGGTTTTGTTGGAACAACAATTAACAGAATTTATCGCGCTGTTACTGTTGCTGCTGGAGAAATCACAACTTTTCCTGCACCTGCAACAACTGAAGCTGCTGGAGCATCGGTAACAATAGATGGTTCAACTATTAAATCAGGAAAAACTGATCACTCTTATTCTGTACAGAAAAAGCATGGTGATATTGCTACACCTCTTTATCAAAACTTTAGAGGGATTCGCATTAACACAATGAATTTAGATTTAAATATCGGTTCAATTGTTAAAATTGCTTTTGGTCTAAATGGAATGACTGTTGAAAACACAACAACAGCTATTGCAGGTCAAACTGAAGTTGCAAAAACTATTAGTGAACTAATGAATGCTGCAAGTAATGTTTCAAACATTTCTGCAAGTAATGGCTCAACAGTAACAACGGCAATTAAATTTACCAAGTTAACTTTGAACTATAACAATAACCATAGGGAACAAAAAGCAATTGGAACCCTTGGGGCTTTTGATGTAAAACTTGGTTCAATAAATGCAACCGTGAACATTAACCCTTATTTTGAAGATAAAGAATTGTTAGACGCTTTCCTAGCCTCCGATAGTTTTGTTCTTTCTTGGCAAATGACTTCACCGGATGGCTACACTTATGTTTTTAGCTTGCCTAGAGTGAAGTTTACAAATCAGTCTTTAAATGCAGGTGCAAAAGATACTGATATGATTATTCAATCTGATGTTTTGGGATTGTTTGAATCAACACAAGGTGTAACTATGAGAATTGATCGCTTTGTTCCCTAAGAAATAATTAGATTACGAAAGTAGTAAACCCTTTTGGGGGAACAGCAAAAAATAAAGTTTATTATGCCTGATGGTGAACTTTAGCTGTTCCCCCAAATTCAAACATCAGGCACAACAAAAAATATTAATCAGGTGATTATTATGGAATTGCAAAACGTAAAGTTAGATTTAAATGCTTGTGAAGATGGAATTTGGTTTGATTATGGTGATGATGCTGAAGTAAGAATTGCAGCTTGGGGCAATAAAGAACATGCAGCATTTTTAACAAAGATTTTAAAAACTTATGGAAAGCGTTTAAATAAACTTTCTGAAGTTGAACAACGTGAAATAATGGCAGGTCAATGGCCTCATATAGTTACAGGATTAAAAGGCTTTACTGATGAAGGTGAAGAAGTTCCTTACACTCCACAATTGATAATTGATCTAAATAAAAATCCTCAATTTGATAAATTCTTTAAAGACTGTATGAAACTCTCAAAAGATACAGAGCATTTTACAGTTGAGAGTATTAAAGAAGTGGAAAAGATCTTAGCTTCATCATCGAATGGTTCTATAGATGGGGTTCAACAGTTGGAGAACTTGAAAAGCTAAGTGAAGCAACAGGAAAAATTCCGAAAGCTTTAAAAAGTAAACCTGAAATTCCTGAAGGCTTGGCTTCCTATATACGGGCCTTTAGGATTTTAAATAGAAGGAGAACAGCAGACAAAGAAAAACAGGAATTGGAACCTTTCACACTTTCACAACTAATAGAAGTTTCAAAAGTGATTGGTGAAAATGATCAACTTGGGTTCATAGAAATTATGCTTAATGTTGATGATCATTTTATTAGGCTAACGAAAGAAGATAGGAGCATTTAGTTTTGGAATTAGAAAGCTTAGTTAGTGTAAAACTTGA